CGTGTTCGTCACCAACGAATGTAGCAGTACCAGAAACAGCAGCTTGGTCATAAGTTAAAACTGTACCAGCTAGGCTGTTCAAAGAAGCAATAACTTCTTGGTCGATTTCAGCAGTAATTTCTTGTGCAAGAGCTGCCATGATTTCTGCTTCGATGTCAATACCTTGTTGGGCTTGTGCATCTTGAGCAGCTTCAAACGTCCAACGAGCAGACAATTTACGTGTCTTAGCTTCGACGGTTTGTTTCAAGATTTGAATGCTCATTCTGTTACCAGCGGCACCTTCTAAAGCTGCTGTTGAAGCTGCTTTGTCAGTTGCTGCACCAGAATAGCCTTCTGCAATCTTGAATGGGCTTAGAGCCTCTTCACCTGCTACAGTGGAAGTACCAGCTGTAGATGTGAAGTTGTCAGCGTAACGCACACGCAATGTGTGAATTTGACCAACTGGGCCAGTCATAGGCTGGACACCAACCAATTCGTTAGCGATAACGGTTGGCATTACACGTCTGATGACGGGTAGAATAACACGGTTAAGTGTTGCAACGTTGCCGGCGGATGTTGCACCAGCAGTAGCACTTTCAGCTAGATACTTGCGAGTATTTTCTAGAGTAGTTGCCATTACTGAACGCTTATTACCTTGAAGACCTTCTAAAAGAGCTTCTTTGGTTTCCGACCAGCGTGACTCGAGTAATTGTGACATTATAGTTCTCCTTAAACTTTTAGTCCCGCAAGCCTGCGGATGTCAATGATTTCAGCGGTTTTTTCTTCTCCGCTTTGTGTTTGTGCCTGTTGTTTATCGCCTGTAATTTCTTTGCCTTCAGTCAACGCTTTACGGACTGGAGTGCTTCCGCCATTCATTACTGATGGTAGATACTTGTCGTAAGCTGTACGTAGTTTTTCAGTGTGAACAGATTCCAGTAACTCTTTCATTACTACACGCTTGTCGCCACCTAAGGGGCCTAGCAATTCGCCCATAACTTCCTTGCGGGTCATTTGGTCTTTTGCAATACGTAATTCTGATTCACGGCTTTCTACTAATTTGTGTGATTCTGCAACAATTTTTGCTGCTTCTTCTAGTTCTTGAGTTTGTTGCTCAACAACTTTTAGAAGTTTAGCTGTCTCTGATTTCTCATTAAGATGGCTGGCTGCAAATTCACTTGCAAAACTTTCAAAGATTCTGCGACCAAAGTCGTTTCTGCGAGCAGATTCGATGTCTTCGCGTAGTTGTGACATTTCAGATTTAAGTCCTTTAGAGACTGTTTCTGAGATCACTTGTGCGGAACGTGCAATAAAATCTTTCTTAACTTGTTCAAACTTGGCTTTGCTTTCGCGGACTAGTTTTACCTTTGTCTCGGCTAAGTCTTTCTTGTCGCTGTGGAATTCTGCGATTTCTTTCGCCAGTGCGTCCACGATAAAAGATTCTAATTGTGCTACGTTTGCAGCTACTTTCTGACGATCTTCGTGAAGTTCGTTGATCTCTTTACGCAGATTGTTCATAACAAAAGATTCCATTGTAGCGGCATCCTGTGTCATTTTTGCTGTGTAACGAGCTCTTGCTTCGATTAAGCCTTGGCGGTCTTCGGCCAGTTCACCTAGTTCAGCTGACAAGCGGTCAGCTAACATAGATTCAACAGCTTCTACCAATGAGGATTTGTCGTGCTCATATTTCTGAGCAAATTCTTCACGTAACTGTGCAGTAACTTGGTCACGGTTTTCTTCGATTCTGCTTTGCCAAGCAGATTCAATTTCCGATTTCATATCTTCGGAAATCACATTGTCTTCAAACAATTTTTTAACGAAATCTAGCATGTGATTCTCCTACTGTTATTTGAGTCCCTTGATGATTCTCACCAAGCTCTCTGCTATGTATTTCTGTGCCTTTGGGTCGCCTTGAACTTCTTTTGATATATTGAATGCCTTATTTCCACCTAATGTGTTCATTAAATGTTCGTATACTGGTGTTGGATATGCTCCCGGGGCGCTTGGCTGGGCCACAACGTCAACAGTGATAATTTCAAAACCCTGGACTCTACCCTGTGAATCAACTTCACCTGAACCCCTGCTTGAAACTCCTAATTTTACTCCCGCCTCCAACATGGTCTGAATTAACTGACCCATTGGAGTTGGTAGTACTTTGATTTTTCCGTAGCCGTTAGGACCATCCATCCACATCTTGGTAATCATATGACTAACACGATCTAGATTGATTTTTAAATCTGCTGGGTGATCAACTTCCCCTAGAACAGAATATCCACCAGAGATCTGCTCGTTAAGCGTTTTGACAGCCTTGCCAATCTCTTGCGAAGAATATATACGTTGATTTGCATTACGGATATCACCCTGAATACAAATCCCGTTTAGATGGAGCGACTTCTTGCCGCCCTCATCCTCGCTCTCCAAGACAATCTGTGCCTGGTCGAAACTCAAGTGTTCGCTAAGGTAATTTTTCACCATCACGTCCTATTATCTACGACCACGGAAAAGACCTGCGGCGCCTTTGTCAGCAGATTCTTTAGAACCAGCTTTCTCTGCACCGTGACCTGGTTCTTTCTTAGAGAACGCATTACCGTTCTTAGCACCAGGAGTATTTACATTGCCACCGTCTTGTAACTGTGGCTTACCTTTTGAAAGACCTGTACCTTTTAGGTCTCCGGACATACCTTGCATACCAGCATCGCTACCGTTTTTACCGCCTAGGATGTTGGCTGCTGTACCGCCCATATCATTCTTGCTAAACTTTAAACCAGTTGAAGAACCGTCAGCTTTTTCAGCTTGACCTTTCTTTTCTGCACCGTGGCCAGCTGGAACTTTCTCAACGTACTCACGTACAGTTGCTAGTTCTGCTTCCATTGGGTCGCCAAAACCTTCTTCTGGCATTTCTTCTTCGCCACCCATTTCTTCTTCGCCACCTTCGTGACCTTTTAGTGCGTCAAATTTAGCTTGTAGTTCGTCAACAATAGCGTCTAGGTCCATGAAAAGTTCTTCTTCAGATTTTTCTTCTTCTGGGCCTTCTTCGCCTTCGTGTCCGGCGTCTAATTCACCGGCTAGATCATCAGTGGCATCACCACCAAAACCGCCTTCTTCGTCACCGCCTTCGTAGGCAATGTCTTCAAAGTTTTCATCAACTTTGTCTTCTTCGGCATCTTCGTCATCAGCCGCTTCGTCTACTTCTTCGTCATCTTCCTCATCGGTCATTTCTGCTTCGATAAGAGTTTCGTAGATTTCGCGAGATTTAGCTACCACGTATTCGTGAAATAGTTCTTCTGCTTTTTGTTTGTCGTCGTTGACCAGATGTCCAAGCATCTGCTCAAGAATATTTTTATCTGCCATAGCGTATTCTCCTTGATTGTTAGGCTGTAAGTTATTTACTACGCATTTAAAAAAAGGGGGTTAAATGATAGTATTTTGAAGGTTTTCGGTAGTATAAGTACTACCCTTGAATTTTTGCTCGAAGTTATCGAAAGTTATGTGCTGTAAGTTTGGAATTCCCTGTAATTTATCGGGAACAAATGCACCGGGTGTCATTACTCTAAAGTAATTAATAGTTGGATTTTCTTTAACTGTTTTTTCAGTTTGACTGAGCCAGTTACCAAAGTATGTTGCCGCATCGTTGCTTTTTTTGTAGTTAAATGTATCAGCATAGACATTGTTAAACTTTCCATCAACTCCCTGATAATCAAATCCAAAAATATAAATTTGTGTAAACTTTTGTTGACTAGCAAACCAAAGTGCTGTTGGGCCACTGCTCCACCCCTTGTGTGGACTAAAGAAGTTTACATTACTTTTGCTAGTAATACCTTTGTTAGGGTTTGTCCAAACTTGATGATCTTTATGATAGCCGCTGGCTATAATTTCGTTGACCATCTTAGTATCAACTGCTACTAAAAAATCAGGATCAAACTCTCTATAAAGTGCATTACAGCCGTAGATTGTTCCTCGACCTTTAATTGATGCTAAGTTAAGTTTGGATCTGCTGTTTCCGTTGCCTAGTACAAAGGCTACGTTATGCTGCGGGCTGTTCTGCAGGTGCTTGTGTGCCATACATCTGTCTTATAAATTGTAACTCAGATTCAGCTTCAAACTCGTGTGCTTCAGTTTGATGGCGTAGTGAGTTAATTTGGCGTAAGGTAAGTTTGATCTTACGGGTATCGCCTTTTTAATACAGATGAATCGCGAGAAG